AGCACCGACAACATTGCCGACGGTGTTATAGTTATATCTCGGCAGCGTGTTTAACTCGGCAGCGTATTCATCCAACTGCGCCTGTTCTTCTGCGGTCGGCAGCCGGTTCTCTTTCCGTGCCGCATTCCAAATGGCGCTCCGGCGGTCAGCGATCCAGCCGCGCCTTGCGCCGGCATACACGCTTCCGGCAAAACGGTAAAAGGCATTATCATAGACTTCATTGATAGACTTGATCCCGTCAATATTGCCCAATGCCAAAGCAGCTGCAGCCGTACCATACTTCTGCTGGACTTCGGCAAGGCCCGGAGTGTCCGCATAGATTTTAGCCATGTCGATATTCCCGTCTGCGTCCTGGTATTTTTTAAACTTGCCCATGCGCTCCACCCGGTCAGCTGCCAGCGCGGCCTTCTGGTACAATTCCCGGTTATGCGCAAAGGTGTTCTCGTCAATTTGTAACAAATTGGCAATGCGCTTTATCTCTTCGTTTTTCTTTTGCGCGCTGTAAAAGTAATTCTCATACAGTTTGGTATGCTCCAGCTCCGTGGCATTGCTCATGGAATGGATAACGGACTTTATGCCACGTTCCCACCCTTGCGGTGTGGCATAACTCCGAATCCGGTCAACAACCTGCTGGCGCTGTTCTTCGTTGCCGGCAAGATAGGTTACCACCGTATCACCAATAGCAGCAACAGGCCCTGGCAATCCGGTGGCCGGGCCTGTATTGCTTGCGTATTCTATCACGTTGTCTAATATAGGATTGTTCTTCTGTTCCGGCATTTCAACCGGAGCCATGACAGGATTCCCAGCCTCATCCGTGCCGGTCTGCGTCATGGCCGGTGCAGGCATGAGATTCTCTTTATCGTTATATAAATCATCACCATAGCTTTGCGGTCTGTTCAACGTACCAAAACTGTTATACATTGCCCGCATCTGATCATTGTCCATGTTATCACCCCGCATTAATAGCCTGCTCAACCGTCATGTTGTCGTTAATGATTCTCGCAAACTGTGCGTCCGTGACAGTAATCGTCCTGCCGTCACGCAGCGTCAGGTTCTTGCCGCCCATAGGATTATCCACCACGTCCATGATCCCGTGAGCAGCTGCCGTTGCCAGGTTAGTTTTTCTATTATCATTACCAAACAGTTTGCCGGGAACAGAATAGCTGATGCCTTCTGCCAACGCCTCACGGCCCCACTGTGCCACCGTAGCCCTGTCCGGATCCTGTCCGCCATGCTGGGAACGGTACGCGTTAATGTCATATATCAGTTTGGTTCTTACATTGCCCCAGGCAAAGTCTTTATCCTTGGCTTTGTAGTCAGCCATTACAACTTTTTCCATTCCGTCCCAATCATACTCAAACTGTCCTTTGCCTTTGTCATATTTCGCCAGCACGTCCAGCGCTTTTGCTTTGTCGCCCGCAGTAAAGTCGTTCTCCGGATTATCCATAAAAGCCAAAACAGCCGTCCGTGATACGCCATTGAGCAGCATACCGGTCAGCTTATCTTCCAGCAGCGGATCAGTCTTACCATTACCGCTTCTTGTACCGCTTGCGCCACCTGCCACTTTGGCATAGCCGTTTGCCATGCCAATCATTTTTTTGAACAGCTTTGGATCGTCACCTGCCTTTTGCATGGCAGCGGTCCGGTACACTTCCGGATCTGTTACGCCATTCTTATACATCTGGAAAAATTCATATTCCGTATCTTCCAGGGCCTGCTTGTCACGTTCTGCCTCAAAGCGTTTACGCAGATTGACTTCCTGCGTATAGGCAGCAAATAACCGCTTGCGATCTTCCGGCGTAGCCGCCTTGCCCTGCGGACGCGAAAAACCAATCAGCTTGTATGCGTCAAGTTTGATAGGCGCAAACCCGCTTGTCCCGCTCTGGTACACCATGCCGGTCTTTGCGTCATATATTCCCACATGGCTGGCATCATTATCACCGGCAGAATCCCAATAGACAATATCACCGTTGCGCAGCTTGCTCCGGTCAGTGAACGTGCGCCCTGCCGCTTTCTGTTCTTCCCATGCCGTAGGCGCCCAGGTGTTGATAGGTTTATACCCGCCTGCCATCAGCGCGGCATTGACACCCTTTGTGCAGGTGTTACGTCCCCAGCCTTCGCCCCGGTCCGACATTCCTTTAAACCACGAAACAGAAGATTCAGCGCTGCCATTGCCGCCAAACTCTTCAGAATTGATATAGTTATAGGCCGCTTCCATGTTATCACCGAATTGTGCGAAAATGCTTTTTGCTGTCACTTCCTGCATGGTAGACATACGGCTGGCGTATACGTTCTTTGCGTAGCCGGTCAGTGTGGCCGGATCCATGCTCCTGCCGTACAATTCAATATAGGACTCCGCCTTATCTATATCACCTTGGGCATAGGCACGATTTATAACCTGTGTGGCAATATTCGCTATGGCCTTTTTCTCTTCAGCCTTTATAACTTCTTCTCCCTGGCCGGCATACCGCATCCGCGTAGTAGCAATAGCTTCTCTCATGTTCTGATCCACCACGTCCTGCATGGTGTAGTTGTCCGCAGCGGTCTGCACGTTCAGCTCCAGCGCATTGTTAAATGTCACGTCCCGGTACGCATTGTACTGTTGCGTCTGGTGGCGGCGCACAAGCTCATGCCGTTGCATTGCACTGTTTTCTGTCATTCGGTTGAACACAAAGGAACCTTTAGCCGACAGGAATTTATATTGACTGCCCACTTCCTGCCGGATCTTTCGCTCTTCTTCCTCAAACTTTGCGGTAATCCCATCAGCGCCCTGCATCTTGGTATTCATAAGGCCGGTTTCCTGGTTATACAGTAAATCGTTCAACCGCTTGGTGTACTCGTTGCTGGCAGCCTGCACGTTCACAGAGTCGATTTGCTCCCCGGCAAAGTTAATGGCACCGGCAAGGCCCTGCAGGGAACGCGCCTGCATTGCGCCAGCTTGCCCGGTGTCATAGGCTTTTACTTCGCCGTTGATGTTATTCAGTTTTACTTGCGGATTGTATGTAGCTAATTTCATGTGTCACCTCTTCCAATACACGCCGTTCTGTGCCATAGTGTAAGGATTATATGCTTTTACGGAAGGCCCAAACGTCTGCGTAAGCCCCTGATATACGCCTTTGGTTACTGGCGTATAACCGCTAATTCCGTTCATGGCCGTGTCAAGTCCAGTCGCCCGCCAGCCTGCTGCTGTAGGTGTCTGCGCTGTCCCGGTTCCAGCGGCAGCGGACGAACCTCCGGAGCCTCCGCCCTTTAATCCATACATCGATGCAGCGCCACTCAGCAACGTGCCAAACATGGCCATGTTGCCAGCCTGTTTTGCCGCGCTTGCATTCGCCATGGCGGCGTTACCCTGGTTGCGGTAGTTTACTTCGTTTGTATAATTACTCCATTGGTCATTACGCTGATTGTCCAGCAGGTTATTCGTATCCTCGCTCCACGCTTCCATGCTCGCATTATACACGTCCAACGGACTGCCAATACCTCCTTGGATACCGGAAGCACCGGCCTGCGCCGTCTGCTGCCCAACAATTAACCGCCTGCGGTTATCCAGGTCCCTCTGCTGCTGGGCATACTGTTCCGCCTGGATCTCGCTCTTTTTGTTTTGGATCTTCGCATTATCGTAAGCCGCCTGGGCCTGCGCTTCATAGGCAGCGGCCTGCGCCCGGCTCTGCTGGTACTGGCTGGCCATGGATAGGCCCGTGGTTAAACCGGTCAGCGCCAAAGTTAAACTGCACATATCATTTCACCTCGCTTAAAATAAACGGTATAAACGGTTCTCTGTTTATCATTTCAGCCTCACAAAACTTTGCTCCCAGGTGTTTTATGTATCGGAGAGCCGGTTCGTTGCCGGCCCATATATAATTACACAGAGGCCCAACCTCTGCAATCCAACGTGTACAAAACTCTTTCCCGTAATGCACCAGCGCCCGGTTGTGCCGGTACGCTTTGTTGGTCCCCAGGAACCACACCGGCGTACATTTTGTCCCGTTCACGTCGATGATCGCCTTGCCTATGCCGGTTATGGCCAGCAGGTTGTCGTCCTTGTCCCGGACAACGTAACAGTAGCGGCTGTTGTCTATGCTTTCATACACCACCCTGTCAGGCGCCTCTTTCCCCAGCAGCATCTCTTCCGCGTCCGGTTTCCGAAGGTCCTGCAGCAGCTCATACACCAGCGGCACCCTTGCCGCCTTAATGCGTTTAAACTTAACCATTCGGCACCACCGCCCTGACAATTGAAGATATGCTTAACGGATATGGTTCATTGGATGTTACCACCACCCGGCCTTTATCGTTCACGCCGCCTTCGGTGATGTTCGGCACTGTGACGATCTTCTCGCCGGAATACAGTTTCACGTCCTGGCTGGGCGGCGGGATCGGCGGATTAAGCCCGGCCGGTACGACGGCCGCTTCCAGCTCCTTATATTTGATGACGTCCGTATGGTTCATGTTGATGCCAACGCGCCCGCCCAGGGACCGTTCCAGCCGCAGGATGACTTCCGCCACCTTTTTCCGGCGCCCCTGCAGCGTACCGTCACGAAGCATCATCTCTATGTTGGGCATCTCCCAGATAGATCTGTACGGGATCCCTATCACCCAGTTTTTGCACTTCACCGGCAGCGTAACGGTTCCGCTGCCATTCGCTTTAAGATTCGCTATATACCGGCCGTCTGCCAACACGTCCACGGTCTTATTCGCAAGCCACGCAGCCGTGATGGTATCGGTTGCCGTCACATTGTTTGCGTGGGCAGCGCAATCCAACAACACATAGCTGTGCGGATTATCGTCATGCGGATATTCAGATAGACGTTCCAGATAATTTGTGTTTCCCCGCTTAACAACAAAATACACGTCGTCATACAACGGAGTGCTGATCGTTTCGACGGCCCGGATCGTTCCATCTGTAACCATCCGGCACCAGGCGTATACGCGCTGCTCGTTTACATAAGTGAGGCAGGCAGCTGTTCCATCGTTCAGCACGAAAAATACCATGTAGTCCGGTTCCTGCCTATAAGCGGAATCCACAATATACGTGTCCTGTGTTATGTGTTTTGCCAGGATAGTCAGGTCCATGCCATCGTAACTGTCCGTTCCGAAATTATATTGCATGTCTCTGACGGTCTTTCCATGGCGCTGCACATAGATGGTCTGACCGCCAATCATCTCCGGCACCACGTCCGTGCTTCCGCGGCTTGTCTGTACCCGCGGGGATACATTTGTGGGCGTAACTGTTTCAGCTCCGTTGATGATCCACTCGTTGCCTTCTGTCATGATAATCAGGTCGGCATGGGCCAGCATGTGAAGAATCCGGTAATCCTTCCGGCTAATAAATGAAATGGCAACAGCACTGTCATCTGTCAGCGTACCGTTCACGCGCTCCGTACCGAAATTATAGTAATCCCCTGTGCGGCTCATCCATACCATGTAAGGCTGCCGGTTGTTGGCCGCAAAGCACAGCCTGTCCTGGAAAAACGTCACGCAGGACGGATACCCGTAAGCCCCACTCCATGATCCGAAGGACCAATCGTTGCTTGCGCTGGTGTTGATGAACCGTTTCTTAACGGTGGCCGTAACGTGTGTGCTGTCCGTGTATGCCGTTATATTGGCCCAGCCTTCATACGTGTACGGGAACCTCGTCAGGTCTGCAGTAAACGTACCGCTGGTCAAGTTTACATTTAGCCGGATATAAGTCTGATCATCAAACGTGCCGCTTTCTGTCACGTTAAAATCATCGTCACTGGAGTAACTCCGCAACGTCAACCATGTGTCGTTGTCATCACTATACTCAATAGTAAACGAACCTTTCCATGTTCCGTGAGAAATTACCTTCCATCCCGCCGGGCCTGCCAGCAAGCTGCCGCTTGTACCGGAAGAAGATCTGCTCACTGTATCCGCGGAAACATTCTGCCGCAGCATAATCTGGTTCCCTACCTGACCGGAAGAGAACACGCCACTGCTGGCCGTCAGTGTTACGCTGCCGCTTCGTGCGGAAGGAGTTATGGTCACTCCGTCCGTCATGGTGGTGGTGTCAAAGTATCCAGGCGAAGGTGCAAAGTCTGACAGGTTACTGAACGTATCCGTCCCTGTACGTTTCAGTATCTGCACTGGATGACTTCCGGACGCAATAAACATCACGTCAGCGGACTGGGCGAAACGCAGTTTGTACAATTCATCTGCCACAAATGGTGTGTTCTTGTTGGTTATCAGAGTGCCGCCTTTATAAATGTACACCTTCAAGTTCGTAAAAACTAACAGGTAACTTGTGGACGCATCCAGGGTAAACTCCTGCAGCCGCACCTTCCCGGAAGCTATGTTGTCAACATGCTCTGTTCCCGGCCTGCGATACGCAGATCCATAAGGACGGATAAAAACATTCTCCGCCTGCAGCAGGGCGCTCTGGTATTTGTCCAGGTCGACACGGCTGGCAACGTCCGGGCTGATCTCGCCGGCAGCAAAAGAAGGCTGAAGCATATAGATTCTTCCATCTGCCATCTTTTACCACCTCGCTTTAAAGTATTTGCTGGGATAATCCGGCACTCTGTTACGCTCTCCCATCATGGTAAACTTTGCCTCTTGTAAGATGCCGCTTCCCTGCGCCTGCATCTGTTGGGCCAGGGATTCGCTTCCGGTCAGAGGCACACAGATCGCGGCTGCCAGGTAATAGCTTAACGCCTGGGAAAAATCTGCGCTGAACAGATCCACGTCCTTGGCGTCGTATGTGTATTCCAGCCACGCGTCCTCATAGTTCGACACAATGGCTTTTTGGTTATCGTTAACCAGCACTTCGTCGTAGTCAGTCGGTAATTTCTTTTCCAACAAAGGCCAGGTATGATCTTCGTTATAAACCTTGCGCACCGCCACGCAGTCCGGCGGGTACGCGTAAGTGTATTTCCATCCGGGAGTCTTAACGTCCAGCTCTGATAATGATTTATATTTTTTTGCAAAGCTCCAGGTATACGCCCGCAGCAATACATGGCGCTGCAGGTCGTAGTGCATCCGGCACGTCCTTGCCGCCTCGGTGTCCTCGTTTATGCTGGCGATCTGCTCACGTCCGATGTGGTTCAGCGCCAGGTTGCAGATGTCGGTAATGTTCATGGTCTTACCTCATTTCTAAAAAAGGGACGGAGAAGCTCCGTCCCTTCGTGTTTAACTGATGTCATGCAATGTCTGCGTCCAATACCAGGGCGGCCGTGATCACAGCGTCGCCGGTGATGGATGCGGAACCGGTCAGCAGCAGACGTAAGTATTTCAGCGCGCCTACGGGTACGCGGGCCACTACTACCTTGCCCTGGGAACCGGATGCCACAGTATAGCTGGCCAGCGTTACTACGCCGGAGCCGAAGCCTTCCGCGTCACAGGTCTGCAGGTCGATGGTCAGGTTGCCGCCGGCAGTGGCAGCGCCGGTCACCAACACTACCAGCCACGGCGCTTCATTGGCATTGCCGCCGCCGGTGTTTTCAACTACGTTGTCGGAAGCAGCCGACGTGGTGCCGTAAGTGGAAGCCGCTTTCTTGTCCAAAAATAAGTTACCAGCATCATAAATCATGGTTTATATCCTCCTTTGCTCACTTTCCTGAAGATCAGGTAAACTGGGACTCGTTGTTGACCATGCAGTCCAGGCGGACGACTTTCATGCCGTCGAAGCGCAGCACCGGGATGCCGCTGGACAGGTTCTCAATGGTAACGTAAGTGTTGCTCTTATCCAGCAGGTACAGTTTCAAAGCGGTGTACAGTTCGTTGGAAACGTACATCACGCAGCGTTCCGGATGACGCATACGGTCATGGGCGGTAACGATACCTTTGATGATTCCCATCTTCTGCGCGGCGGTGCCGGTGGTCAGATAAGAGGACAGGATGTTGCGGACAGCGCCAGCGCCGCGGTAGTCACGGCAGGTTAGGCCGCATTTCCACTTGAACAGGGAAACCATCGCTTCAAAGCGTTTATTGCTGGCGTCATAGATGGTGCGGCGGCCCAGGTCCTCATGTACCAGGCCTGCGGTAGCTTCACGCGGATAGATGCCGGTGGTCGCACGATCGCCCCACTCTACCAGGAAAGCAGAGGTCATGCTGGAAGCAGTGGTGCCGCCTGCGTCGGTAGTGGTGTAGCCCTGGGCGGTAACGGTGTTCACGCCCATGATGCGGTGCCGGATGTCCAGGCCGTTGAATGTATCCGGATCCAGGTCGGTGTTACCGTACATGGTCATCTTTGCTACCTTCTGGCCGAAGGCTTCGATAAAAGCCTTGTCCTCGCTGCGGCGGAATGCTTCCTTGTCCGGAGCCAGAGCCAGCAGCTCTTCGTCCACTTCGGACCGTGCTTCCAGAATCACGCTGGTGTCCACGATCTGTTTAGTGCTGGATTTTTCCGGGGAGATACCACGGTTGATGTAGCGCACTTCTACATCCGGCAGCGCGCTGCGCAGCGTGGTCTTGTTGCCGGTCAAGAGATTGCCTTCCATCCAGGTCATATCATCCAGGATGGGGTTGGATTCTGCAAGGACTTCAATGATCATATCAATGTAGCCCTGCGGGTTCATACGTTTTCTGTAATCGTTCAGCGTTAAAGCCAAAGATCCTACAGTCGCCATGGTTCATTCACTCCTTTTCTTAATCACTTCATGTTGCTGTTTGGGTACCAGGTTTCGTCCTCTTTGGTCGCCCCGGTTCCCGTTACGTTGACAAGTTTTCCCGGGTCGGCCATAACCAGGCCGCCCAGCATTTCAAATGCCCTTATGACTTCAATGCGGTTTCCCGCCCCGGTTTCGTTCAGGGCCTGCCGGATACCGGGTACCACCTTTTCTACGGCTTCGATGCCCGCTCCGGCTTTGGACATTACCGCATTAAAGTTTGCTCCCATTTCCGCCCTGGCAGCTTCGCCCCACTGGCTTATTTGTTCATTAAGCTGGCCGCGCACTGCGTCCGCCACCTGCTGTGCATACTTGATGCCGTAGGCTGCCATCTGGTTCGCTTGCTCGTTGGTCAGGTTCATAGATCTGGACAGATCAGAAAATTCCTTGGTGATCTGCTCGTCCATCTCCACGCCTTCCGGAATGGTCGCTGCAAAATCATACGCCTCCGGTGCTCCTGTCGGTGCAGGCTGCTGTTGCGGCTGGCCGCCCAGCATGGTCCCCTGCGGTGCCGGATTTGTATTGTCGTTTGCCGGTGCCGCCGGCTGCGGGTTTGTTTGTGCCGCGGGCTGCTGATCCCCACCCTGCGGCTGCTGCGCATTCATGTCATTGTTGGCAGCAATGTTGTCGTTATCCATCATTTGCCTCCTTGTCCTCGGCCAGCTTCAGCGCCTTCTCTTCAAACTCCATCAGCTCTTCCTGTGCGGAATGCAGCTGACGGATCCCCTCGACGCCTAACAGCCGTTTAATGTTGGCGTATATATCCACAACCACAGACCGCCTGCCCTCGTTATAAAACGTGGCGCTGTTACCGGTAAAAGCGCTTGTGGTTAAGCCCTCGTTTTTGAGGAGTCGTGCTATAAACCAGCGTCCTTCCTCACTTTTCAGCAGCGTTTCCAGCGCCGCTTTGTCCTTGTCTGCGATGGCCTGCCGCACAAATTTCTGCCGGTCGTTGCCGTCGTAGTTGCTTCTGTAATATTTACCCATCAGACTGCCCCACTCATACCTAACAAGTCAGCCAGCGCCGGGTTGCCGTCATTGGCAGCCTCGGTCGCATTTTTCGCAGCCTGTGCCAGCTCCGGCATAGCCTTGGCCATCTGTACAGCCTGCTGTTCCTGTTGCGCCTGTTGCAATGCCTGCTGCTCCTGCTGGATCAGCAGCTGGACCTCTTCTTCAGGCCGCCGCATCTTGGCGGGCGCTCCCAGCATGTCCATGTACTTCGCAACGGTCCCCAGCGGATCTATGGTCTTTAATGCGTCCGGCCAGAACTGTGCCATCTGCGCGATAAATGCTATGGCCTGCTCGATGTTCACCAGGCCGCTCATCTTTTGCGCCTGGGCCAGCGGGCTGATGTACTCGATCTTCACGTCCTCATCCGCCACCAGCATTTCAATCTCCGGCGGTATCGGCGGGAACACGCCCGCCCGGTCAAGGATGTTGTACGTCCGCTCCAGGATAGGAGTCAGGTATTCTTCCTGCAGGCGCTCCACAACCGGCCCCAGCTGCTGCAGTTTTTCCTGTTGGCGCTCCACGATCTCCCGGGCCGTCATATTGCTGGTGGTGATGGAATCCAGCATCAGGAACAGGTCAGCACTGTAGGCACGTTTGATGGAATCCTCCGTCCGGATGATCTCTTCCGCCAGGTGCGGCATGTCCAGCGCCACATTGAACAGCGGATCCACCCTGCTGCCTGGTGCCGGCAGTTTGGTAACGCCGCCCGGAATCAGGTTTATACCTTCGGCCATGACGTCAGCCGTGGCCGTCAGCGGCGGTTTTACGGACAGCTCCACGGCCGTCAGATAGTCGCGCTTCATGATCTGCAGCGACTTGGAATCGCCCAGCGCATACCAGCCGGGGCCGTAGCCATACGGCTTATTACCGTTGGTCAGGTACCTGCCGCACGGCACCGGGAACTCTTCAAACCCGCCGACGTACAGCCACTCGTCCGGACCGGATCCATCCATCCAGTACATGGAGACGTACGGCATGTTCAGCCTGCCGATCCGTCCCGGTATGGCCTGTGCATTCGGCTGGACGATCCACCACACATAGCGCGTCACGTTGTCCGGTACGCACCCCCCCTTCAGCTTCAGCTGCTCGGTCAGCGGCAGTGCTTCCACACCAAAGGTGTCGATGATCTGCTGCATCTTCATGGGATACCTGCGGCAGAATGTATTCACCTTCCCGTCGCCGCCCACGTCGATGTAGTAGGTGCCGATGGTCTGCGCCTGAAACCGGACGCCCTTCTCCGTGTCAGGAAAGACGGCCAGCGGTGCTTGCCCATACGGAAGCTCAAAATAGCTGGAATGGATAGCGTTATAAAAATTGCTACCGGCCAGGATGGACTGCATGATGTCCTGGCGCTCATCCAGCACCTGACCCGCCTGCACGTTCTCGTTCAGCTCCGAATTGTTAAACTGAAATTTGAACCACTGCCGGGATGGCGGAGTCAGTCCGGACATGATGCCGGCGGCAAAGATCTGGCAGGATGCCCACGCCACGCCCTGCGCAATATGCAGATCACGGCGCCTGCCCGGATAGCTGTCGTCGCCCTGACGCTTAAAGTCACCCACAAAAGGCAACTCGTAATTCCGGATGTCGATCCACTGGTCCTCCCAGCGCAGCCGCTCCTGCCGGAGCTGTTCCACGCGCTGCAGGACCTTCTGCTTGTCAGGCCAAAAGTCTTTTTTTACTTCTACGTCTGCCGGCCTCATATCGCCCGCCGGCCGGGCCAGCAAAGTATCCATAGATCACCCCAGCGTCTGCCGTGCGCCGCCCTGCGCAGTATCGGTCAATACCTCACGGTCTGCTGCGCTCCTTGTGGATGCGTAACCGCGTTTCCTGCGCTGTTTTTCCGCGTCTGCAGCTAACCTGTCCGCCTGCGATCCGGTGTCCGTAGGTGTGATGGCCGTCGGAGCCGGAGCTACTTTCTCAACCTTTGGGGAGGATTTGCTCCCACCAAATAAGTTTCCACACATAGTTTTTTACCTCGCTTTCAGAAACTGTATTCCACGTTGGCCGTCTTTGGCCGACTGTTGAAACCGAAATCATAATTTGTATTTGCCACGCTCACCTGGTGCCGGCCCGGCGCTTTGACTATCGGCACCGCAAACGTCAGCGCCAGGCTGTCCGCCCGGTCCGGGCTGTGTCCGGTCAGTGTTTTTATCTCTTCCTTCGGTTGCAGGATGATCTTGCCGGATGGCGTGAACTTGTATTCCGTTACCGTCAGCTCCGTTTTCAGATCCGGATCGTCCGGTATCGCGCCGCCCTGGCGCATCCACTCCGCCGTCTTGAAATAGATCTCCGCCCGGATGTTTGCGTACCGGTCCTTGTCAATGGCAGCGCCCTGGAAGTTAATTTCAAAGACATTCGTGAAACCCATCTGCCGCAGCCGGTCTATCACACCGGCTCCCATGCTCCCGCCGTCGATGATGACGCCGTCCGGCTTGCGCTGGTTCGCATAGCTTGCCACCACGCTGGCCACCACCATGGTGTCCTGTCCGTGTACCTTGATCTGTTTGTCGCACCACAGGCCCTGCCGGAACGTGATATAGGTGTCGTCGTCACCAAAGCGGGCAACGTCCACGGCCATAATAAGAGGCAGCCCCTGCACCTGATCCTGCGTTATGAGCCTTGCCGCCGATTCCGTAACCAGATCTATCGTGATAACCACGTTTGACGCGCTGGCCGTAAAATCACACAGCAGCTCCTGCCGGACCTCGATATCGGTCATTTCTTTTTTCATGTCCGTTATCTGCTGTTCCGTCAGGACGTCTGTCTCATCCACCCGGTACCGGCAGACAAAATACCGGTCATCTTTTAACGCCTTCAGGTATCTGTCGTAAAACTGATTTTGCCCCTTTGGCGTCCCAATAAAATACGCAAATCCGTTGCGGTCCGTTAACGCCGGGACAATAATCTCGCCGTATACGTTCTGTTTAACCTGCGCGTATTCGTCCAGCACGCAGCCGTCCAGGTAAATGCCACGCAGCCGGTCCGGTTTGTCGGCTCCGACGATCATGATCTTGGCACCGGGGCTGTCTTTGTACAAGGACGGTAACTCCACAAAAAGATCCGATTCATTCACCTTTACGCCCGGAATCGCCTTTGAGTAATACTTCAGATATTCCCAGGCTATCAGCTTCGCCTGGTTCCGGAACGGCCCCAGGTAGCAATACTGCGGCGCCCGCTTTGTATTACAGGCCGCCTTCCGGATCAGCTCGTTTACGCACAGCACAGTTTTCCCAAACCGCCGGTGGCACACCAGTACGGCCCGGTTCTTTTTCTCCAGCGCCGGATGGATCACGTCCCGGCAGATCGGCCGCGGATAATACGGGATCACTGCCTCGGTCATTGCGTCACCTTCTCATCCTGACTGTTCATCCAGCGGATCGTCAGCGGGCCGCCGCCATTTCCTGATACTTCCAGCTTTTCTTTCCGGCTCCAGGCGTCCGGCTTCCGGTTGGCCAGCCAGAACTCCTGGGCCTTCTCGTTAGCCGGAATGGCTACATCTTCCTCGGCTGTTTCCAGGTGTTCTTTTTCGCAGCGTTTCCCGTTGGCATCGTAGTAAACTTCTTTTACTTTGAACGCCTTCCGCACGGTGATCTTCCTGTCGAAGCAGGAATTATACAGCGCGTTTTCGACCTTCCGGTCCGCAACTTCTTTTCCTTCGCGTAATGCCTCCGAAATCTCCGTGTATTTGTTTTTCCAGGCATAGAACGTGGACGAACATATGCCCATCTTTTCTGCCAGCTGTTCATCGGAGAGGCCGTCACGCGCCCATCCCTGTAGCCGGACCTTGCCTTCTTCCGTCAGCCATTCCTGGTATTTACCTTTGCACATGCAGCCTCACCACCTTCCCTGGTGGGCGCAGCGGCCCCGGCAGGAGGTCTGACCGGTGGCGTAGCGGCCGCTTAAACGCCCAAATAAAAAGAGACCGGCTTTATGGGCCAGTCCCTTGTGATAACACTATAACACGATTTTTGGTTGTTCCATTGAACAAATGGAACTAAAATTCCAAATTCTTTTTGGCGGCTATTAACGCAGCCGAAATTAAAAATTCTTTGCGCAGTTTAAAATACAGCCCGTCGCTGATGTTCTCCATGATGCAGGTCCGTGTCCATATCTCCCGGCGTTTATACCGGCGGACCATCGCTTTGCCGCAAAGTGAATGGCGGTATTTGCCCCAGTTCTCGCGGGCGACTTCCAGCCACGCGGCAGGATCGTCATAGCCCATGACAGACACGACGTTCTCCAGGCGCGCTATGGTTTCCCTGGCCGTCGGATCCGCGCTGTTTTTCGCGTCGGCCACCCTGGCAACACGCAGCTCGCTGACGATCCGCTCCAGCTTCGGTTCGTCATAGAACAGTTTGTCAAAGAATTTTTCCTGCTTTTTGGTCAACACGGCCATAGGCTATATCCTCACCAAAACCACCTTACCACCAGCGCCACTGCCGCCCAGAACCCGGCCAACGCAATAGTTACCAGTACAACATCGATATTCATCACATCACCGTCACGTTTCTCATTAAAACCGCATTGCGCCAGGATTCCAAAATCACCAGCACACATTTATCCCCATCGTCCTGATCGGAAATAATTTCATAGGCCTTCCCATCAACCCGCAGGTTCGTCAGGTATCTCTGCATGGCCTGCCTGTTTGAAAACTCCATGTGTTTGACAACCGCCGCCTTAACGATTTTCATTCTTGCACCTCATCGTAAACTAGTATGTGGTTGTTTTAACCACTTCTCCCATGCTTTTTTTCTATCTGTGCCATATGGACATATTTTAGAACAATTAGTATCATCCCAATATTCACAAATGGAACAGATTTCGCCTGCATCACGCAACCACTCTGCCAATTCTTCCGTTGTCATAGACTTAATCCATTCTTCGTTGGTCTGCACTTCGTTTTCACGCCACTGTCCACAAGATTCCATATATTTCGTAAATTCGTTGTTGATTTCTCCTTTGCCGTTACATATTGGACATATCATTCCTTATGCACCGCCTTTAACCACTCTTGCACAACCTTTATTTCTTCCTCATCACTTCTCACAAAACATCGCTCTCGGCAATCCCAACGGCATATATCACATAGCGAACCATTGATAAATTTTTTAAGAATAAACTTTGCCTTTTCTTCCGTAGACAAATTACAGAACCATTCTTCGTTGGTAATCGGTTTGCCCTCAACCCTAACCGTGCCTGTGCCGTGACAATCAGGGCAATACATGGTAAATCCGTGTTTATCTTCTCGTACTCCTGTGCCTTTACATTTTGGACATTTCATTCTTACACCCCATTTTTAAGTATTTTTCGTGTGAATAAAACTCGCTCGGTATCATAACTAACCTATTGATTCTGTGCCGTTTTGCGTAGGTGTATCGTGGTACAAGTTTAGTTTCCAATCGCACAAACCATGCGTGTTTCATGTTTATTGCGTTGGTCATTTTGCTACCTCACCAAACATAAACTTTCTTCTCTGCATGGCTTATTAAGAACCCCCTAATGCTTACTCCGCAACCACCATGCCAAATAAACTCATAATCGGCAAAACCATTCTCTTCTGCCTTTTTAAAAAATTCTCTTATGGTCATTCTGCTACCTCACAATCTCTTTCCCACCAATAGACTTTTGCAGGATTCTCTTTCTGTTCCTTTGCATCTTGCTTTGCTATGTATTTAATTACTTTTTCTTCTTCTTCCGTTGTCGGTATTGGATTAGGATAATAATGTATCATTCTGCCACCTCACTCCCAACCCACCGATTCCATTCTTTTATGGCATCAGCAGGATTATCATAATATTCATCGGTAATCCGTCCACAGTTTTCACATTGTACGCACCATCCAAATCCCTTTTCGTGGTAGACAGTTGCACTCCATCCACAGTTTCTGCATGGTTTAATTCTTGATATTCTTGCATCGGTCATTCTCTCACACTCCCTACTAAAACATATCTCCATCACCAAAAAGCGGAATTAAATCTTGACTTTCTTCCGTGTATTTCTTACTCCCATGTATCCACCACTCGTACATATCGTCACCATTCTTCCAATTCTTTCTGCCCACACCATCTGCAACCGCTTTGTCAAAAGCTCGTCTGCAAGCTCGTCTGTAATTGTCTGCATATTTCGACCATCGTTCTGCTTCTTGCTTTTGATGTGTGCTGAACGGACACATAATGCAACCGATTCTTTTAAATCCCTCGTCATACAACTTGCAATACGGAATGTTGAACATCTTTATGTATTCCCATACTTCTGCTTCCGTCCATTGAATGATTGGGTGAATGTATTTTTTGTCAGCATACCTTGTGCAAGTTTCGACCATTCTCCGTTTGGCTCGTCTGCTTGATTCCTGCCAACGGATACCAGTTACAACTATGCGACCTCTCCCCCCCCTTCTTTGAGAATATCGCAACAGTACCGCATAATGCGTGTTGGTGGCATTCGCTTTTCAACAATTAATTGCCACATTGACTTTTTAGGTTTTGTGCGTGTTTCCCAAACATCAGGGTGATATTGTTTGATAAACTGTATCAGTTCGGGTGGGTCAACTGTTGTCAAATTGTAGTGGGCATCGTATTTAACTCCTGCTCGTTTGCACAAATCAAGAACAACGCAACTGTCTTTGCCACCACTAAACGCAACATAATACCCTTCTTTGGGTTCGTAATGTCGCAACCTTTCTATTGCCCTATCTATTTTGTTGACTTCCCCTAACAAAGTTTGTTCTATCAGCATTTCCTACTTCTCCCATATGATTACTGTGGCACTTCCACCTTGCATTTCAACCACCTGCGACCGAATTGCCAGCACTCCTGCTCACTTTCCATGAAGATGTCCAGCTTATCCGTGAATCCCCCGCCGAATCTGTCCGTGATTACCAATACTCTGCCATCAGGAAGCGTGACCCGTGAGCCGAATGGCAAATGGTCGGCTGCAGCCATGCCGACGGCAGGATATACACCGCTTGCGGTACGATTCCCGGACCAAGTGTAGGCCGAACAATTTAGGGTCTGCCAAAACACGGCGATCAAGATTAATGCTTTCATTTTTTATCCCCCACATACGGATACCACTTGCCTTTTAATTGTTTTTTATACAACTCTGCTCTGGATTGAATCACGCTGTGCGGAACATCGCACTTGCCTAAATTCATGTCAAATATTTCGTCCGGTGTTTCCAACACAGCGTAACAGTAATCACTCATGTATAACCTCGTTAGCTTTGCTTCGCCATATTTGTATGGTTCCATAAGAAAGACTCGTTCTAAATTGACGGTAACCTTTTCACCGTCATGATTGTGTAGGTCTAAAAAATTCATCTTTTCCCTCCTGCTTTCTGGCGCTTGCGTACTCTGTCCCGCAGTATTCGCATTTGTTTGACCGCAATGGTGCGCCACATTTTTCACAGGTTTGCGCGACCGGTTTATCCTCGCGGATCTCTTGCGGGAACAATCTCCCCATCCCTATAACCGGAACACCCATTATCCATACCTCCTGTCGCAGTCGCACATATAAAACCGGTTGTCCCGTTCATATGTCCCGGATCCGTGACACTTCGTACACCCAGGGCTGTACTTTGGGATATAAGTCCGCCATTTGTCCTTCAGAAAGTTCTGCGGCATGGCAATGTATTTCTGTTCCGTCTTTTCTCGTTTGCACTCGGCCGCATACTTACGCCCAGCCATCACCAGATCACCCGGAGAGGCACCCGCAGCTACGGCCGTAACCCAGGCTACCTGCACGTCACGCAGCGCGCCCTGCCTCCTCGGATACTCCGCCCGGAACAGATTGAATGCAGCTGGGCTTTCCATGAGATATAAATCCATTCCATCCAACGACGCCGGACGTTCATTATCCGGATCCGGTTCTGCGTTACCCACATTGTCAGAGTTATCCACAGGGTTATCCACAGTTTCAGCTATATCCAAACTACTTGTACTCTGTTTATTGGATGGTATATTATCTAACCTATCCTTACCTAACCTAACCTCGGTATCCATTTGGTTGTCACTTGGTATACCACTGGTATCCATTTGGTTGTCACTTGGTTTCAGTAAATATCGGCCGTCCGTATCCACCGTTAAAAGAGCATATTCTTCCTGGTATACCGTCTGGTGGTACCGGTCCTTCCGTACGGAATTGTTTACGTTCCAGAGCATGTCCACCGTAACACCGGAATCAAAAATATAAATAAATCCGGCATTAATTAATTCGTTTACATTTTCCTGGGTAGCGCCCACCATCCTCCGGATTGCATTGATCCGGTTTGTAAATCCGTCATCGTCCGCATTCAGTCCGATCTGCAGATACAGCAGCTGTGTGACCGGCTGCATGTCCATAAACTTATCCGACGAAAAGACTGTCGTCGATATCATCCTGCGACTTGCCATCTCTCCGCCTCCTAAAATAAACTCCTGATACTCGTCAGGTACGGCCGTATATCATCCACGCTGCGGGCCAGTACATAGATCCCGCCGTGCGCCTTGCAGATTCGTTCAAACTCCACCTGGTAGGCGCTCTGTTTCCCTGTCTTTGTCTTGACCTCTATGTACAATGTCACGCCGTCTTTTAAGGCCGTCAGATCCGGGAAGCCCTTCCGGCACATCGGCCCCTGCTGGTGATAGGTGACGTCCCATCCATCCAGGCGCAGCACGTCCACTATGGCCCGCCGGATGAGTGTCTCCGGTTGCGTCTTTTTCGCGTATCCCTGTTGTAGTACCATGCTTATAACCTCACGCTGCTGTGTGATCAAACAAATTCCCCTGGGCGCGTTGACCGTCAACATAATAATTGGCCGCCTCTATCAGCGCCTCCAGCTTCTCCACGCACTCCGGGCGCAGGCACATCTTCTGCAGCACTTCGTCGTCATAGTTCCCTTCGCTGTACGGTTCAACCGGTTTGTTAGGCGTGTTAAGGTTCAGCGGCGCGTTGCTGTATTCCAGTTTCATCCTGGCCGTGATCGTGGCACCCATCGTCTCCTGTTTACCGCCGTAATTCAACGAAACGCTGCGCACATCTATACGCTGCAGATAATCTTCCGGCAGT